TTACCAGTTCTTGCAGTCGGATGGCGACCTCGAGTCGGATGGCATTGATGACTCCATTGTTGGCGGATGTCACACCAGCGGCAACGCCCTCCACAATCTGGTCGTTGTTTGCTACCGCTGTCCGGTTCCCGATGCGGCCAACCAGCTCCGGGCCTTGTTCTCTGGCAATAAACATTTCGCCATGTTCAGGAAATCCCCCAAATGCGAATGTTGGCATTGAAACTCTTCCAAGTGTGATTTTTGGAATATCTAAGCCAAATCGCTTTCCACCAAAACCAAACGGCAACCAATCCGGCGTTGTGAAAGATAAGGAGTTTATTTTTTCAATTATCCAATTTAACCCCGTCTCAACCGTAGAAATAATCCCGTTAATTCCGCCAACTACTGCCCCACCAAGGCCAGTTGTCCAAAATTCATTCCAACCAGACTTGAAAGACTTCTTGAAATCTTGCCATCCGTTTTCAATGCTGTCCCAGAAACTATTCCATTTCAGTCCAACGTCGTCCCAGAACACTTGCCAAATGGACTTGATTTCCCCTGTGTTTTCATCAATGTATCGTGACAAATCTCCTAACTTTGTAGAGGCCGTATCATAGATGGACTCATATTGTTCTGTAGCATCTGCAATCGTAGAATCCTTTGCGTTTTTTGCAGCATCCACAATAGCCTGATACTGCTCGCTGTTAATAACCCCGGTATCAAGCATTTTTTGGGCTTCTAGAAGAACCGTAGAGTACTGCGTTTCAGCAGCGGAAATTGTCTCGTCTCTGGTCGCTTGCGCGTTCTTAATAATCTCGCTGGCCTGTTCCAAAGAAATGTGTGCAGCATTATCTTTCAAGTTTCGCATAATGGTTTCATATTCGATTTGCGTTTCTGAAAGATTTGATACACCCAAATCTAGCATTTCTGCCTGAATACCTGTGATTTCAGTCCATTCAGTTTCCGTAAGTGCTCGATTCTGGTTTGCGGCTTCTTGCATAATTGCACTAATTTCCGCTTCTCCAGCTACAACCGCTTCTTTTGCCTGCATATAGTAGTTTTGATTTGCTACAAGAATTTCGTTGTACTTTTCTGATCCAAGAATACCCGCAAGTGGTTCCAATGTAGAAAGCACATCATTTTTGCTTGAATCCAGTCCGTTTGTAATTGTGGCTACAATGGTGTCCACTTTTGCTTGAACGCCTGCAATTACAGAATCGTCTATAACGGTTCCTCTAAACTCCAGATTTGCCATCGAATCATCCAGGTCTCGCATTTGTTCCAAAAATGGATCAACACTATTCTTAGTTGCTTCTGAAATGCTGTTATCCAGTACCTCAATTCCATCAACAATCCTGGAGGTTTCTTTATACCAATTCCCAAAATCAATGGCTACATTTTGTCCGACAATACTCAATGCGGCTCCAACAACAAATCCGATTGCCGCTCCTGCCGGACCTCCAATTACAAATCCAATTCCTGCTCCAGCAAGTCCAGAGGAAAAAGCGGCTTGAAGTATAGTGAAGATACTCTCTTCTGTCCCCTTGCTGATTTGTCCGCTAATATGAGCTGAAATACTGTTTAGGTTCAATTGCAGCGCAGTCGCAAGGGAAAACCCGATAAACGCTCCTTGCGGTGTCTTTGTTACAAGAAAGCCGATGGCTCCTCCGAGGCCCGCAATAAGAGACGTTCCAATGCTTGTCTTCACTCCGTTGTAGTCAAGCCCGCTGGAAATTGCGCTTGTAAGAGACACAATCATTGCAACAAGCCCAATCCCCAATCCAAGAATAATTCCAGGGCCTCCAAATACTGCATACAAAAGACCACTTCCGAGGGCTACAACCAATGCTCCCTTTACTAAATCCCAAATTTCTCCTCCTTCAGAGAAAAAATCCCCAAAAGCTCCAATCGCTAGTTGGAGTTCAAGATATGCAATGATTCCTCCCGCAATCATGCTTTTCATCCCGCCGAGAAGCCCAGTTGCAGTTTTTAAGTTTCCAATTAGCCCTGCAATTTTCCAAGCTGCCAGTGCTGTTCCAATCGGGATTATATAGTTATAGAGTAGGTCTTTTACCGACTCCTTCAACTCATTGGTCTGGTCGGTTAACCCGTTCAAGAAATCATACTCAGGCAATTCCAGCCCAAGATCACCACCAACACCACCTACTCCAACGGTTCCACCACCCCCTCCAGAGGAATTAGGCTCCAAAATGGTTAGCTCATCAATTCCAAGAAGTTCCCGCTTCATCTTCTTTGCGGCATCTGTGGCTCCACCAATAGCGTCCTCTACCTCAGAGGCCCCAACGCTTACTCCTTCCAACCCTGAATAATCAATTGTTGGAAGTTCAAATCCAAATAGAACGGCAAGTGCCTGAATCGCCTCTGTAATGACCTCCACAAATGCTTGTACCCATGGGATGACTTGCTGAAGCAACGGTATTAAAAGGTTGCCAAGCGCACGGGATAGCTGTGTAATTTGTTGGTTCAGGATGCGTAAAGCATTTGCCGGGGTAATGGAAGTCCTGGCAAGGTCTGACATAGCATTGCCACTTTGCTCCATGATAGCCACATAGCGCAGCTGAGCTTTTTCTGCTTGGGTCATAGCATTTACACTTTCGGTAATACCGTGATTAAGCGCAACCTGCTCCAAAGAGGCAATGTCAATTGCATAGCCAAGCCGACGCAAAGGCTCAATCTCGCCAGCAAGACCAGACTGCAACTTTTCCATAGATTCCTCAATCCCAATGTTATAAAAAGAGGAAATATCGTATCCAAGCTGTGTCAGGTTCTTGGACATGAGTGCCGCCTGGTCTGTTGCAACTCCAAAGCCAGAAGCCATCTGCATAAACACGCCCTGGTTACGCATCCATTCAGACGGGTCAATGCCGAGCAACGACTGGACTTCTTCTGCATATGCTTTAGCTTCTGCTGCATAATCGCCCATGGCAACAGTAAATAGATTCAGGTTTTCAACATAATCGTTTGACTCCTTCACCCAGTTAGACATAACAGAGGCGATTTGGCGGAATGCAATCAGGTAGACGCCGAACTTAGCTTGGATGGAGCTGATTCCAGTCCCGAGAACGCCGAAACTTTTGGCTGCCTTTTGATTGGACACCGCCAGCCCAGTATTGCTCTGGATGATCTTCTGAATCCGAATCGGGAACGCAGAAAACCCGTTTGCCACCTTCTGCATCTCCACTGCCAGTGGACGCATTGCGGAGGCCACCTGGTTCATCTGCTGTGCAAACTTCCCAATGTTGGCCTTGTCGAGAGCAGTGCTGATCTCCGGCAGTTTTTTCAATGCATTTACGGTGGAATTTAATCCGCTTGATTTCTGAATAGATGACAAACTATTCAGTGCCGGAGCAATTTTTCTTAGCTTGCCTATGCCCGTGTTATTTAAACTGGCCGTGGCCGATGCAAGTGCCTGCATTTGCTTAGAGACCGTAGTCAGCCCCGCTCCGCCTTTAGCCGCTGCTTTCAAGTTGGTCAGAGCGGTAGCCAATGCGTCGATCTTTGCCGCCGCATCACTCGAAGTTGCCTCTATTTCAATTTGCAGACTATCAATGTCAACAGCCATGGTGCCACCACCTTTTTAAGTTCGGCACTTGGCACTGTGGCACTTGGCACTGAAAATATAAAGATCCCCGCTGCCTCCTTTATATTGAGATAGCGGGGACTTCGATTTATTTAGTTATCTTTTCAAGATTTCTAAAAAATTTTACCCTCCGCCTATTTCTAAGCGGAGGGATTTAACTATCTTCAATCAATCAGTTCACATTCTATCCATGTTCCTGCACTCAAGCATTCTCCCTCAAATGTAATCTCGTCTCCAACGTCAATGGATTTAAGTGCCTCCTCTTGCTCTTTTTCAAATGACGCATAGAAAAAAACGATAGTATTATCTACTGTTGTTTCCATAGTAAGCGTTGCGCCACCAGACCAGTTCAAAAGGCCACCTGTAGCCATTTCATTGATTGTCGCAGTTATTTCGTATCTGTTATTTTTATACTTATCATCTGCTCTTAACTCGTTGCTCTTATACTCCCGATAAATCTCATCGAAAGTTACAACGTGCTCAATTTTCGGAATGAACCAGCGCCTTGTCTCTCCACACACCTCACACTTCTGATAACTGATCCCTTGTTCCTCTTCGGTTGGCTCTTCTCGGCTTGTCTCAACCCAGAGATGTTCACAGATATTTTCTTCTTCGTTTTGCCTATCATCTTCTTGCTGCGATATAACATCATCCTCAAAATTTGCATTATTGGATGAATCAGGCATCATCGAGAGTGCACCAATAAAAGAACATACAAAAATCGTACAAAATGAGAAAAGTGCAGACAAAAGGATTTTTTTCACTGGCTTCTTTCGTATCCATTTTATCAAAGATACAAGCAATAAAATTGGAGTTGCAATTATAGAAACAATAACAAGAAACACACAAATATTGCTTACCATTCAATCCCCTCCTCCCCCAAATCTTACCATAATTCGAGGGAGGAAGCAATCAAAATCTCTGCTATCCCAATTAACTTAAGACATCGAATTTATTTTCGCCAAATCTCCATTTTCAGTTGACAAAAGAATTAACTTGTGATAAAGTTGAGAGATAATTTTTAAGACCATTTGAAAGCAGGGAAATATTATACTATTCACTCGCTAAGATTGCAAGATATTTTTTTCAAAATCGCTTGATTTTTTTTCCTAAAATACTATAATAAAAGTGTGGAAACCCTAAAGACGGTTGCCACAGTACATAAGCTACTCCATACATAGCCGGGGTGTCAGCCCCAACCACGCAGTGAGCCTTCTGTTTGCGGCAGACGGCTCACTTCTTTTTGTCTCGGAATTTATCCCACACCTGGATAATGATCCAGATGATAGAAACGATCCAAAACAAATTTTGAAGAGTTATGTATATCACCTCCCCAGGAAAATTTCCCGCGAGGGCTCTATACACGCCTCCATTCCGCACTCGCGGGATGTCAGGCAACCGTCCTTTTAACCGTCGCTGTCTCTCTCTATTGCGACAGCGGGTTTCCACGTTATCATTATATACTCCATTTTTCCCGCTGTCAAATTCTGTCGATATAATTTTTACAGAAATTCTTTTTTCAAAATCTCCGCTATCTCAATATAAAGTTTTCAAGGTACAAACCGGAGAACTATCCGAATTTCTTTTGGGCAGATCTAGCCCAATTTCTGAAGAAAAGCTGTGCTTTCAAACGCTCGTTTTCAATCTCTTGACTTGATTCCAGCTTTGTCTTTTCTTCTCCTCTCATTGGATACGGCTCTGTTCTATAGGGAATAGGCTTCGTGCCCTTCTTTGCAAAAGCATGGAGAACTGGAGCTACATCACAGAAGGCTTCATAAATGTACATTCCCATCATGTGGGCCGCCGCATTTGTCCTTCTCCGATTAAGCTTATCTGCCTCACGGAATCCCTCTACCATCCATACATCGCCATACCAATACTGTTCCCAAGTCATGCCGATGGACAGATAGTAGGGGCACTCCGCTTCAAATAGATCCGTGAAGGACTGTGGGCCTTTTACAGCTCCACAGTCACCTTCGCGTTTTTTACGGCATCCTCGTCAGTGGCGATAAGATGTGTAAGAGCGGCCTGATTGTAAAGCTGCATCAGCCTCTCCAGCAGGGCAGTTGTCATACCTCCCATACCTTCCAGAAGATCATCGGTCTGGGACCGGGACACATTCTTATGGTTCTTTCTGAACGCATAGTAGAACAGCTCCGGGATTCTGGTCACGGGGAAAACCGTCAGTTCGTCAACCTTGAATCCACGGTTCTCCGCAAACTTTACGCTCTCTCTAGTGAAGTCCAGTTCATAAACCGTTCCAGTATCATGGTCAGTTACACGGGCAGGATTAACTCGGTCCTTCATATCAATGATCTTATCGCTCATGTCTTTTCCTCCTTAAACTTCTACAGTCTTACTTCTCGCGGACTTGAGACTCATTGTCTCCAGATCAGTAGGCTTAGCCTCCCACTGAGGCGCACCGGTCGGGGTGATGTAAAGGGTCGTCTCCAGGACAGCGGAAACCTCCATACCGGGCATACCCATCGGGGAGGGCTTCCCGGTAAAATACAGGGCCTTAGTCAGACCAGGAATCAAGATACAGAACCAGGTTGCCTTATTATCAGCAGCCGCCGTATCATAGGCATCAACAACGCCCTCCCATTCCTCCATAGACTTTTCGGTCAGGTTTGCCGTAAAGGACAGCGCACCTCCAATATCCTTCAGGCCCGGGATGTAGGTTTTCCATTCGGTTTCCGCCAGCGTGGTTGTCTCCAGGTTATCAGGCTCTGGGTTCAGTTCCGGGATGCTCTTGATTTCGCTAATCTCTTTATAGCCCGTAGTAGGGCGGGTGCCAGCCGTGGCCTCAGCCGCATAAAGGAGTTTCACGCCCGCGGTGCTAAGTTGGATTCCAGCCATAAAAATAGTACCTCCTAATTTTTTAGGGAGGCACTTGGCACAAAGGCACTCGGCACTGTCAGCCCTTTTTATTTTGTGTAGATTCTAAAATTCTTGTCCGCTACGCCCTCATACCGGGCGACAATGCGGTAAATAGTGGCGTCCTGCAAGTTGGACACTGGATTGCACATGGTTCTTGTGAAGCCAATCTTTGAAAACTCATTGTCGATGGTCTCCATGATATCCTTTGCCTCGGACTTTTTATACCCTACGCTGTTCGTGTAGACGTTTACCTCATACATCAGCGATACGGCGTTTTCCAGATTTGGTGCTGCCGTTCTCATTTTTGGAAGCACGCTGTTGTCGCTCTCAACGATGGTGACGGCCGGGAAACGTGCGGGGCTATCTACATATTCGCCAGACACAAAAATTCCTTCATAAGTGGAACGAAGCGCCCCTGCGATTTGACTGAAAAGGAACGATTCAATGTCTATCAACGCATGACCTCCTTTGCCAGTGGCACAACCATGCTACGTAACATCTTAGCGGTCTCGTACATGTACGGTCGGCTTGGCATTCCCTTTGTCCAGTGGGATTTTCCGTCTCGACCAATGTACCACCAGCCTAGTTGCCCATGCTCGTTCACATCGTATCTCCATCCAGCAATCGCAACCTCTGGATGCGGGTTCTGTGCTCCAACGATGCCCGTTCCGAACTCACAGAAGATGGAGTGTGCAGCTGTGGACACAACAAATCCAATCTTTCCTTTGTACTGGCTTTCAATGCCACGCATCAGTTCTCCAGTGTCATAGATATCCATATAGGATGCATTCAATTGGGCCAGGGATACGCCTTGCTCTGTGAGCCTTCTCACCAGATCATCAGCGGCTTTTTCAACCTTCTTCTGATACGCCTTGACTTCCTTCAACGCTTGGTTGATCGAGTCCGTGCTCAGCTTCAGTTTGATCTTTGGCACTTAGCATCGCCGCCTCAATCTCTGCTTTTCTATCAAACAGTTTTTGTTCCGCTTCGTACTCGGATACAGAAACCTTTTTGATAGCGTATTGAATACTGTTCTTCCACGGTGCCTTCCGCTTCACAATGTAGTTATACGGGCCGTTAGTATCGGCCCCATCTACCCACAAAACAGAATCCTCGTCAATTTGGCAGGCCGTGTCTGCGGTGGTTGCCGTCCGATCATAATCCTCCAAAGAGCCAAACTGCTCCACTTCGGAATTTCCCTTGTTTGGGGAGACACACAGCATAGCGGATTTCAATGCGCTGTAGATGGGGATATAGCTTCCGGTCGGATTCCCGTATTCATCAATTATTTCCTCTTGGCCCTCGTATAGCTTGTAGAATACCGGTTGCTGGTTGCGGAGTAGGCTGCGCATCATTTCACCCTCCCCGCAAGCGGCGTCACCTCAGAAAGCAACTGCTCGGAAATCCAAGAAGACTCCCACGTTCGGCTGATTGAGTTTTCTGTGTGCCCGATCTGGCCCTCAGCTCCGGTCTTGTTATAAAGGTCTAACGCCACCCGGAACTGCAAATCCAGATACCGGCTTTCCAGTTCCTCCGGCCACTCCTGGAACGGATACCGCCTCGCCATGATCGCCGCTTTTGCGCTCTCCAGGCAGTCCTCCAGGATGGCCTCGTCCGGCTCATTCGTGCGGAGTTTCAACCTCGCCAGATTGTCCATTGTCCGCCCTCCTAGGTCTGCCCGGCTTTTTAGGTGCGGCGGGAGGCGGCGTCGGTTCATCCAACACCGTCCCGTGCCGCTTCATCATATCCGCGTCGTCGGTCTTGATAGGGAACTGAACACCAGCCTCATAAAATCGGCCATCGTAGCACACGCGGTAATTTGGAATAAACTTCATGCTGCCTCCCGCTTTTTTAGCTCTCAAATGTGGCCCCAGCAAAATTGAACTTCACAACACTGCTGTCATCCACAAGGACTTCAAAGGTGTCATCCTTTGTTACCCGGAAAATAATGTCCGGGTCAAATGTAATGCCCTGCTTGGTCGGAGAACCGTTTTTCTTAAATGTCATCTTGGTCCCGGTCTTGGTCAAGTGGAATGGGAAGTAATAACCTTCCTGCTCGTCCGGCTCGGAACTGAACTCGGTATATCCTGTCACATGATGAAATGTACCGGTCACGGAGCCATCGGCCTTGACCGTCAGGTCATCTCCTACCAGCTCGGACACTTGTTTCCCCAATAGGGTCTGACTGCCGGGGAAAAAGGTTAGAGTGTCAGACCCGATCATTCCCCCAGGACGTTGAGCACTGCCACCTCGTCCATACGCTCAAAGGAGGGCAGGACGATTTCAGACGCGAAGGTGTTGATGTTTACAGGATGCTCCTGGAGAATACGGGTAATCGCAACACCTGTATTCACAATGGAAACCTCTGCGCTGGACGCTCCACGCAGATCCGCCTCTTCCGGAGTGGTGCCATACCAAGTGCCACCGAGTGCGCCATCAGGAATCAGGCAGACATACCCATTGGGCACAAATGCATGGGCAACCTTACTTTCATCACGGTACTGTTTGTCGTAAATCGCAATGCGCAGGCCCGAAGTGGACTCCACGACCGCCTTTACCTCAGTGTCGGTCAGGTAGCCAAGAGACAGGCCGTTAGTGGTCAGGTAACGGTTCTTCACCGCATCCGTCTTGGCCAACAGATTGAAGGTATAGGAATTCATGATAGCGACCGTCAGTTCAGTACCGGTCTTGGATCGGATTGCATCCTTTACTGTCTTGAACGCCGCAAAGGGGTCAGCCGTGGAGGGCTTGTCCCAAGTGGCTGTATCAGTCAGAGCGGTGTAGTTAGAGGTCTTCCAGGAGCCGTCCGTATCATACTTGTAGGTATAGTTCACGCCGTTTGCCTTGATCGCAATACCCACATCGCCGCCTTCCGGGAACAGCAGCTGCATAATCATTCGCTCAGGAACAACGTTCGCGCCGTCAATCAGGTCACGGGTATCGTCAAATACACGGGCAATCACCTCGGCAGCATAGGGGTCGCTAGACTCCTGCACCCGCAGCATCTCCTGGCGATCTTTCTCCTTGATCTTATAGCCCTCACGGAAGAACGGCATTTCAGTTTCCAATTTCTCAAAGCCGATACGGTCACGGAAGGTTGCCTTGGCGTCAAACGCAGAAGGCATCAGAGAGACAGGCAGCCCACGGGAGCCTTTCAGCCAGGACAAGTCAAGACCAGCCTTCTTGCGGGCGGGGAACAGCGTAGCACCCAGGTAGGGAATCTGATTGGAGGCGACTTCAGTCCAGTTGGCCGCAATCGCAGCAGGGGTAAAAACTTCTCTCAAATCCATTATGTATCCCTCCTTACTCGTTCACGCCAATGTTGTCCCGCAGGATAATGCCGGGCACGTTGAAAGTGGAGTCCAGCGTAATACTGGCATGAGACTCAACCTTTTTCTTGTCCACCACACCCTGCACCAGCAAAGCGCCATTGGGGTTCTCGGTCGGGTCCACATCATACAGCAGCATACCAACAGCGGTAGCATAAGAGGTGGTTGCCACTTTCTTTCCCGCAGCGGTCATGGGCATACCGGCAGGGACAGCAGCGGCTTCCGTGACACAAATGGGGATCGCCACAAAATCGTCAGCGGCCAGAATCTCAATGGTGCCGCCAACAGAAGTCTTGGTAAACTTCATCTGTTTCTCTCCTTTTTAATCAAAAATAGTGTTTCAAACCTTCGTTTGCGTTTTTGAGGGCATCGGCCCGCTGTTTTCCCAGCTTCTTGGCAAATTCAACAGCCTCGTCCTTCTCTTCGGTTCCACCACCAGCACCGTCAGGCTTGGGGTCCTGTTTCACCAGATCAGCCCGCAGCTTCTTCTCATAGGCAGCGTTGGCTTTCTGCTGGTTGGCAAAGACCACATCCATCTTTCCGTCAAACAACGCCTCTGCTGTCTCACGGGCCAGCTTCTCGTCATAGCCCGGCATGGCGATATAACGGGCCGTGTGCTCGGCAATGGTGGACTTCCGCAGCAGTTCGGTGTACTTGTCCTCCAGCGCCTTGCGGTCTGCATCGGCTTGGGCCTTGGCCGCCTCGTCATCCGTCATCCTGGACTTGAGCTGCTTTTTCAGTTCCGCCGCCTCTGTCGCATACTTGTCTGCGGTGTCTTTGGACACATACAGGGACAAATCCACCTTTTCAGGGATTTCCGCTTTCAGCAGTGCCTCAACCTTCTGCTCTGCGCTCATCCCCTCAAAACCCTCAATCGTACTGGTGTCAATGGTAGGCATATAAACTCTCCTTTGCGCTTATAGACATCTCCGTCTTATTCTTGCGTTTGATTATTCTCACTTCTCTGTGAGCTTGCGAGATTTCTTTAATGAGCGGATTCTCTTCCCCTCATATTTAACTGACGTATCGCCAGATAAAACCATATGCCGTTTTTCTCTTCATTTCACAGCATTCTTTGATGGAAGACGCATTCCAATTATTTTCCTTGTAAGCGGAATATAGCGTTTCCCACTTTTTTAGTAACTTTCCTGCTTTATCATATTGCAATACTGGGAACGACAATTTAGATGGCTTTCTATTGTTTCGGTTTTCTCCATCGTGGATGCGGTGCCACTCCGCTCCTGTTGGCGCCCTCTTTTTCCTCCTCAAATGTATTGAATATTCCGGATGCCGTTCAATAGAGTAGTGATTATTATAAGATTGAGTACACCATTCCAAATTAAAAGCAAAATTATTTTTGGGATTTTCATCTTTGTGGTTTATTTGCGGGAAATTGTTCGGATTCGGTATAAAAGCAAGCGCAACAAGCCGGTGAACTAACATGCACTTTCTTTCTCCGCCCTTCAGTAATTCAACCCAAAGCCTTCCGCTATTGTTACATTTCGGAGTTAGTTTTTTTGCATATCCTCTATTACCATAATTAAGACTCATAACATTTCCAAAATTACTTACCTGATAAAGCCCTTCAAACCCGTCAATATCTTTCCAAATTTCTTCCATCAACTATCGCCTCCAATAGTCAGCCTTGTTGAATGAACAGGCGGCAGGTGGCAAGGCACTCCACTTTTCTCCCCGTCGGGATAGCCGCCCGTTTATTCACTTTTTCTCCGTCGGTGTATACCAGCACCGACAACCGGGATGGGGCTTGGGTGGAATACTGCGAATGGGATAAATCTTCCCGTCTCGCTCCTTACAAGTGGAACACTCCCGTCCATCATTCATAGTGTTCCATTTTACATAGCGCACACCGCTGTCTTGAAATGCTTTCAGTGTGGACTGGTCTGTTACTTCCACCGCATACCATTCCGTCATCTGCGCCCAATATGAAAGGCCCCGTCGGAACTCTGTAACTTTTGCGGTAGTAGAGTTAATAGCCTCCGCTGTCCGGTCACGCTTTCGCTCCCATTCATGGGAATACTGGTATTTCGTCACAGCGTTGTACGCCGCCAGCAGAGCCAGCAGCCAGGCTAAATCAGGCGGTTTCTCTCCGTGCGGTTCGGCTTCCTGATACCGCTCTTGCGCCAGTTCAAGAAAGACATCTTGGTTGTCCTTGCGCAGCTGGTCATATAGCGTCCGGGTGACTTCCAGCACATTGAGCTCGTCAAAGCCCTTCTGCGCCGCTTCATCTTTTGCGTCCTCAAACCGCTTGACTGCTCGGCTGTTCAGGAGGTCTATTGCTTTGTCCGCCAGTCTGTACGGATTCGTTTCTGTTGGCATTCAGTTCATCCCTCAAACTCCGCTCCATTTTGCGTTGCTGTTCTTCTGCATATTTCATGCTGATCCTGTATGCGTCCTCTGGGTCGCTGAATAGCCCGCTGTACTGGAACGCCAACTTCGGATGAATCTTGCTGTTGTTCAGCATTTCCGCCAGCACTTGGGCCTTGGACTGGATGTTGGACAGGTTCTTGCGGGTAAACTCCGGCTTGATGTCGGCCAACTGCAAACCCAAAACGCCAGTCTCACGGCAGATATACAGAACCAGCCGCAGGAACTCCCGCTCCGCCCGCTCCCATGTCTTTTCCGTGTCCTTGGCCCGACTCTCGGCAGCAGACCAGCCGTCCCGGTAAATGACTGCCTGCCCGGTGTCGCTGGTAGAGGAACCTCCATTCCGGTTCGGCATTCCGCAGATGGTCAGGTATGCGTCCTCCAGGTCATCCACAATGGTCTGCGTGTTGGTCTGGTTCAGTTCAGAAGCAATGCGGTAGACCTTGGCGTCTTTGGTCTGGTCAAAACTCCTTATTTTTATCGCCATGCCGCCCTTTGCCAGTTCTTTGTATTGGCCATCTTCTAGTTCGCAGTTTTGGAACACATCATATGCGTTGACAAAATCCTGAATACTGTCCAACCTATTGGACTCAATCATATTGATCGCGTTCAGAATGGGGATAACTGGCTCAAACGCACCCATGCGGGCGTCGTTATTCACATACTCTACAATGGGGATGTAGGGGATGGTACGGGCTTCCTGCTTAGTGATCTGGCCGTTCTGCACCTCAAAATACCATTCGGGGGTGTACACGCAGAAGTAGGGCTTGCCCTCCTCGTCTACCTGTTCCAGAACACCAGCGACCTTTTTCTGCCCTACGCCACTGTGGTAGATGCAAAACGCCGCCCTCGGGTCAAGGGTGTAGATAGAGGCGGGAGAGCCATCTTCCTCCCCAGCCTCATCGGGAAGTACCATACGAACCGCTACACCGCAGATGTGCATCCAGTCGGCCAGCTCCTTGTCGAGAGTGTCTTTACTCTCAGATCGCATGTACTCGTTGAGCGTGTTCACACTGGCGGAAATATCATCTTCTCCACCGTTGGACACATAGCGGATTGGGCCATCCAGGAGGTAAGCAGACTTGAAGACCACGATTTCGTTCGCCCGGTTAATCATCACCTTGTTGTTGATCTCCGGGCGGACGATTTTATCTTTCAACCGGATGTCCTGTTTGCCTCTGTAATAGTCATACAAATAGGACATTTCCGCCCTGTTGATGCGATGCACGGCCAGTGCCTTGCCCAGCACCTCCACCACGTTTTCCGGGGTGACTCGCTTTTTTGTGGTGTAGATTTTACGCCGACCGGTCAGCCCATCAACCGGCCACTCAGATATAGCTCGAACAGTATCGTTTTCAGTCACCTTGTCACCTCCAGACAAACAAAAATGCCGACCAACTACCGAGGATTTCTCGGTAACTGATCGGCACTTGGCACGCTTCGTCCAGGCATTGCCCGGAGGCACTTGGCACTAAACTATATATTTTCAGGCGCTCTTTTCGCCTTTCAATTCGATTTTGATGTTCTTCTTGCAAGCCTTACAGTATGGGTAAACAACACCAACTGCCTTGCTATCCACCTGCATCAAAAGCCGCCCTTTTCCATGATTGATGCCAGCAGCGGCACAGACCGGACAATAAATGTCAATCTTCATTCAGTTGGGCGACTCCTTTCTAATTCTGGTGGACCATCTTGGAATCGAACCAAGACCAAGCCCTTATGAGGGGCCCGCCCGACCATCGGGCCAATGGTCCAGATATACCCCTTTCGGGGTATGTTGTGAGTTTTTCGGCTTTGCTCACTTGCCTTTCGCCAAGAAACTCTGTCAGGACTTGCGCCCTGGCACGGGTGGAAGGCTCTGTTCCCCCAACCTCCGGATTTGGAATCCGACGCTCTCCATTGAGCTACACCCGTATATTGTTTGAGCGGGTGAGGATTTGCACCTCACAGCGTGGTTCCATAGGGCGTGTTTACCTAACCACCAGGCCCCCCGGACTTCCACCGAGTGTATCCCCCTACCAGTCAGCGTCTACCTTATTCCGCCACCGCTCAATGGTGCCACCGCCCGCCTCATGCGGCGAGGAGAGGCATATATGCGCTTCCCGCTTAGATTGTCACACCGTATTGGGAGGCCCGTGCACAGGCAAACACGGCAGTTTTCAGCAGGATAGCGCTGGTAGCTATCGCCCTACACAAGCGTCCGGCTTCCACGGATGGGAGCGACCCAATATAGCAGGTGGACTGAGTTGCACAGCCTGGGAGCTACCCTGCTTCTGGCCCCTGCATGTTGGCGGATTCCGTCTCTACACGCTCCGCCGGGCGCAGCCGCTTTACAAGTGTCGGCACACTCAGTGGCCGTCATAGTGCCACCGCTTCCGCCTCCATGACAGGCGGGTGCCCTTTACCCTTCTCCGGTGCATAATTAGGCACTGTAAGCCTCCGGTATAGTGTCTTTCCACAGTCAGCCTCGTGTACTTTGAGACAGCTTACTTTGCCGCATGGAGGGGGCGACCCTCCGGCCCGGATTCTTGGGCTGATTCACTCGTGCGGCATATATTTCACACAGTAGGGGCAGCGACACTATCGCCGCCACCCCATCCGTGTGAAGGAGGTGAGAAAAAAGATGGTGGACAGGTGGTAGGAATCTACCTACCAGTTTTATTATATCACAATATATAGTGATTATCAATAGTTTATGCACAATATTTTGTATTTTAAAACGGACGCCGGAATACCTCTACCTTGTTTCCTTCAAGTTGCTGGACGTACTCGGCAAAAAGGCTCCACGCATCTGGGACATCATCATTTCGATTCTTACCAGCCATCGTGTACCCACAAAGGAAATTTATCATTCTCCTGTATTCTTTATCTTTTTTTATGACAGAGTTATCCTTAAACAAAACACGGTCTTTGATAAATGGGCTGTTGACTATGATCCGTGTCTCTTTGTTTGATGTAGTATATTTTGTTGTTATTTTTGCGATTCCCCCGGATTCTTTCACTTCTTTTTGAACTTTTTCTGCTATTTTACCACCAGCGCTGTTACTTTCAAACTGGCCCATCTGAGCCTTGTGCTGAAGGAGCTTTGACACCAGACGTGCCTCTACGACCTCTGGATTGCTGTTGTCACATACCACATCTTCGCAGTAGAAGTCATTCCCATATTGATAGCAGATTGGCATCACGCAATAATCGGTTCCCTTGTCTTTCGTATCACAGACAAACAAGATTGCATCTGGTTTTCCATCAGGAAGCTCAAAGTACCGTCGCAGCTCATCCTCATTGTAGAGCTGTCCTTCACGCTCAATGGGCTGAGTCATGTATAGTGCCCGCCAGGAAGCATCGTCCATAACATCTCTCTGATTGTGATAAAATGCCGTGGTAAACCCGAGCCCATACGGATAATCAAAATTACTCTCATCGTTTTCATCCAGAGCAGGTAGGTGGATAAACTCTGCCAATGGATCATTTGTATGCGTCAGTTCAAGCCGGTCAATGGGGTCATGCAGAGTCCATGGAGTTTGAACAAGGAGCTGGACACAATCGCCAATCATTCTCTGCATGAGATCTGTATAATACTGCTGCCAGAGTTTATCCATACGCTCCTTGCTCATTGCTGATTCGATATCCGGAACAAGGTCATCTGCTACCAGGAGATTGGAAGCACGCACCTTACCGGCGTTTCCCGAGCCGATAGACGAGAACTCGAATGTCTCAAATCGTTTCCTGCTACCAAGGTCAAGCCGCATATCCTGAGCATTTGTCTTTACCACGCCTATGCCCGGAAATATATCGTGCCACAGATATTCTCCCTTCGGGTCGAGCATCCGCCCGACTTCCTCATACGCCCCGCGCAGGAATGAATTACTGTGAGATCCCATCAGACTGCTGAGCTCCGGATGCTTGAGTCCCGTCCAAACCATGAACATCAGCTCGATGGTTGTCTTTCCGATTCCGGGCGGTGCCATGACACCCAGTATGCGTATATTTCGCTCCTCAAGGCGCTGCATGGCCTGCACGATAGGTAATAGCTGCTTTCGGCGTGGCATATAGAATTTTTTCTTTGGTTCCCGGTTCCATTCAGCGTATCGAATCGCCGCGTCAAAATCATACGGTGCATCAAACAGCAGGCTCCGCTTGTTCAGTTCAAACATCTTCGCGTCCGTCCGCTCCGCAGCATACTTGGCCGACAGGCGGCGGATTTCCTTGTTCCGCTCATGGGCCAGCGTAAAATTTTCTGGCTCCAGCAGCCTAATTGAATCAAACGCATCAGACAGCGCAGATGGGTCAGACAAGTCCCTCTGAAATGCCCTCGCCACTAACTCCCGAATTTCCATGAAAAAAGTGCCTCCTATCCCGTAAGATAAAAGGCACTTGGCACTGTTCGCTCCGCAAGGGAGAGGCACTTGGCACTATAATTATTCAATCCTCCGCCGGTTCAGGCCACGGCATCCAGTGAGTTACCTTTGACCCAGCAAATCGGCCAGATGCCCACCCACATGCAAGTCCGTCATCTTCCCAAACCTCATAAATACCGTTGTGCCATCTTGCCTGTGTCTCCCACACATATCTATGCTTATCTATCCAACTTTCAATCGTGATAAGAATTGGTTCCCCGTCCGGTGGCATTGTCTCAGGCGTTACTTTGATCCAGTCCATCATGTTCCCTCCAATTATGCAGCAAGCCGGAAGCATCCATTCAGACACCTCCGGCTTACTCTGGATATTTGGCAGGGCGGCGTATCCTGCATCTCAGGTTCCCTTGCGGCGTGTCAGCACTCACGCATCTCCAACTAGGGCGACGGCTGCTTCTTCCGTCCTCATACAAGGGAGTGTCGGGAGCCATTTCCGACCTCAAATACCATCCTGTGTCTGATTATATGTTCTTTTTCATTGATTTGTCAACCAGAAAAAATCTGCTTACTTGTGTTGACTTTTTCCGATCTCTCGCATATACTATAGACAGATAGGAAACTATCTCAAATGTTTGCCGCTACTCGATATGCGGCCAATAAAAGGTCGAGTTCAAATGTCTGTTGCTACTCGGCAAGCAACTAAAATATGGCCGAGTTCAAATGCTTGGAACGGCTCTATTCTTCGGGGTAGAGCCGTTTCCTATTCCAAGGAGAGATAGAGAAATGGATGTAGGGCATTTCTACTTTTTAAGTGACAAATACTTTATTGATTTCCCGGACAAGTATCTCATGCAAAATCATGAAATGGTCAACGGTGTTCCACATAACCGCCCGTGTTTTTACGCTTTCGAAGACGAAAAGACCGGCCTTTATTGGATGATACCTTTTTCATCAAGAACGGCAAAATTCCATCAAATATATCGGCATAAAATTCAGAAGCACGGTCAATGCGATACAATCCTTTTCGGGGACGTACTTGGTTACGAAAAGGCATTCCTTATACAAAATATGTGCCCAGTTTCTCCAAAGTACATTCAGAACGAGTACATAGATTCTGCATCTTCCACTCCTGTTCGGCTTAACGGAGCATTTGAGCAGATCCTTGTCCAGAAAGCCAAAAAAGTTCTGGCTTTGCAGCGAAAAGGAATTAAGCTGATCTTCCCCGACGTTCTCCATATCGAACAAGAACTCCTAAAATAATTTCTCAATCACGCCACTCCAAAAAGGGGTGGCTTTTTTGTTTTGCGCGGAATTTTCACTTTACAACATCCACTGTGCCCTTCAGCATATTGGCCGCCTTACGCATAAACCTGTTTTCTTCCAGATACTCCAATCCAATAATCGTGATCTCTGGGCAAATCGGCTCCGTAATGTGCCGCTTCATGTCTCCCAGGTTCTTCGTCACAACAATTCCCTTAATGTACCCGCTGTCCTGCATCATAATCAAAATCTGTTCCCAACGCTCACGGGTCACACCCAGTCGAAACGGGCTGATCGTCTCAACATCAAACTCCTCACAGTCAAGTGCCGCTTCCAAGTACCTCAATATCCGATATATGACCTTGAAGTTGTTCATTGTTTCGCTCCTTTTTGTCTGCGGCGGATTTTTAGGCCCCTCTCCTTACCAGCACATACCACTGACTTTTGCTAATACCCATCTGCTTACAGGCGGCCTCCACTGTGATGGAGCCGTCTTTTTTTATTTTTTAGGATATTGTCGTTTTTGGCCTACCAGCGGTAACTTTCGGCGTGGTTAATGCCTCGTATGGTGTCATGCCCATTTTCTTAATGCGGTAAGATACAAAAGAAAAGCTCAATCCGTATTGCTCGCACCAATCAATGGCCGACTTCGTTTCTCCATTAATCTCCCATTCCAGTTTCCGTTTCCTGCTCCGCTTTTTGGTTGGTCTTGCGGTAAATGTATATTTCGGATGTTGATTGTTTGCTTGCGCCTTTGCATCAGCCCACCTACAATTATCTGGTGAGTACCCTTTGTCGTTATCAATTCGGTCTATTGATAAATTATCGGCATACCCATGCGACAGAGCCCAATCCCTAAACGCAAACACATCCTCTCTCCATTCATCACAAATGTCTATTCCTCGCCCACCGTATGTTTTCCACGCATGGTTTTTGTGGTTATAACACCGCTCTTTCATTCCGCTCCAAATTCTGTATATCCTATCTTTTGATAATCCATGTGTACTAATAAGGGACTTATGATGAATACAATCTGCTTTTCCACAACTCTTTATTGTCCCATTTTCAAAAAGCACCGGATTTACTTCAACTGATCTACCGCAATCACATCTGCACACAAACATCTTTTTGCGTTTTCCAACAACGGTTAGATGGTATTTTCGAACACCTCTCCATTTTTCTATATCAAACTTTCCTCGGTTTGTTTGGCAAATACAAACCATAGGATTTTCTCTCAACAAAAACTTTGGAGCGTGGTAATTCTCTGCACCACAAAAGGTACATCTCGTTTTCCAGCCGAATCCCGTTTTATATCCAATTATCTCCCAGCATCCAATTTTCTGCCCAATCCACTTTGGGTTGCTTGGCAAATTTTCTCTTTTAATCCTTGCGGTTTCCTTTTCCGCTGCTATTCTTTTTCTTGTTTCACACCCACAAATCCCTTGATTCTTCCCTTTCGCATAATCTTTCCCGTTATGCGTGACTTTCTTCCTTCCGCACTTCTGACAGGTTAGCTCCCACATCTGTTTATGTGTTTCCCAATCATACCAAACACGGGTAACTTCAAAATCGCCGTACACTTTCCCGATTCTGTCAGAATAAAACTGATCCTGCATTTCAAGAACCTGTTTCTTGTTTGCCTCGTTAAACATCCCCCTTTTTTACCCCCTTTTTGTTTCGGCTCTCCAGCGGAGGCAACCCGTGTTCCGCCCGATACTTCGCAACTGCCTTATAGTAGGTGTTTGGACGCAACCCCAACTTTTCCATCGCCCACTTGTTCGTCCTCCCATCAGACAGAACTTCTTTGTAGGCTGCATCGAAAGCCACCTCATCTATTTCAATCGGCTTTCTTCCTTTATATGCGCCTCTGTCCTTAGCAAGAGCAATCCCTTGGGCCTGCCGCTCATGCGTGTTGATTCTTTCCTTCTCAGCCACATACGAAAGAACTTTCAATACAATATCAGCAATCAGCGTTCCTGTGAGATCGTTCGTTTTCCTGGTATCCAAAATGGGCATATCCAGCACAACAATATCTGCTCCGATCTCCTTCGTGATATGTTCCCACTGTTTTCCAGTCTCAGTGTAATTTCTTCCGAGCCGGTCAAGGCTGCACACAAAAACCGTATCACCCTTTCGGATTACAGTCATCATCGCGTTCCATTTGTCCCGGTTGTAGTCCCGCCCGCTCTCTTTATCAATGAAGATGTACCGCTCCGGCACTCCGGCCTCTTTCAGCATTTTAGTCTGCCGCTCCTCATTTTGGTCTTTCGAGGACACCCGCGCATATCCAACACAAATGCTCTCAGCCATCCCATCTCGCCTCCTTTTGTTTGCAAATTCATTATAACAAATAATTTTGTTGTTTGTCAACATGTTTTTTGCTTTTTTTAATTTTTCTGTGGTAGGGGGGCTCAGGTGGTGGGTGGCCGCCCTGTCCTATCCCCCTGGGGTGCCCGGCGGCCCGTTATCCTTGTAATACCTTGATTATCTGGGGTATACCCATACCAAACAGCCCACATATATATAATAATAATTTGGCACAAATCGCAACTACTCAAAAAATAAATAAAAATATTTGTAAATTCTGTTGACTACATCAAGCAAATATGTTATCATATAATCACAGCAAGGGAAACCGCGCTGAATCTACCGGGCAGGAGGTACACGAAATGGAGACTGATAGCATGACCCAGACCGAGTTAGCATCTTACCTTGAAACCCTGGCCAGGCTGGTAGAGGCCACGGCCAAAGATCCGCAGGACGCGGCCCGCATCATCCGAGAAGCCATTCCCAAGCAGTAAAAAAATAGGCTCCCCGCAGCCTACCACAGCACAGGGAGCCTAAAGAACCAAAACGGAGGCGGTTAGAGCCTGCCATCTGGCCGCCTCCACTATAACACAACCGGCAGGGAAAAGCAAGGTCACAGGCCAGGAGGGAAAAGAATGCAGCCCGATATATACGTAGTGCAAAAAGACGGCGTTACGATTGGATGGTATGCCACAGAGGAAGCCGCCAAAGATAAGGCCAAAGCAACCGGCGGGAGAGTAACCCCGTACTACATCGTTGAAAAATAAAGCCCCGGCCACCGCTTGCAACAGTGACCAGGGCAAGAAAAGCCCCAGAAGCACCACCAACCAGGGCCGCCCCTATTGTATCACGGGCGGGCCCGGAATACAAGAAGGGAGTTATAAAAATGAAGGCAACCATGATTAAGCAAAACGCCGAAGGAATCCGCCTTTCCCACCGTGAGCGGGAAGAGAAAAACGGCCTTGCCCGTGGATATAAGGCCGTGTACATGGACGCCGGGAAGCTCGTTGACCTGGTAGATCTCAGAATTGCGTTTACCAGCAGCGGAACGCCCTACGCTTGCGTTTGGTGCTATCAGCCCGGAGAATTTGCAAAAAACGACATGGGCGGGTGCTGGAACAGCGGGAGCGGAACAGCTGGGGGCTATGGGTATCACAAGGGAAGCGCCGCTGTAGAATCTGCGTTTAGGGCCGCCGGTATTAAGTTCAACTCAGAGATTGGCGGGTGCGGCTGGGAGCGTGTGAAAGACGCGGTGCAGGCCGCCGGGGAAATGCTGATTGACAATTCCGCCCCGGTTTACGTCGTAGAAATGTACGCATGAGGAGGGCCGAAAAAATGACATTCGAGGAGCGCCGCCGAATGGCTGATCTTGAGTTGTGGAAAATGTTATCCCGCACATTCCCGGGCCTTGTGCGCAACGTCCGGTTTGAGCATTACGACGCGGGCGGCTGGTGGTATACTTTCGAACTTGTAAACGATCCCCGCCGCCAAACGTGGGCGGTTAGGGAAAGCGACATTGACAACGCGGCGCGGGCTTAACCCGCCCGCCGGAGAATGGAGGAAATGACCATGAAGAAAAGAGAAATTGACACTGCGGCCCGTTTTGGACTGCTTGACCGGCTGCAAGCGTTGGAAAACGATTTGACAGCGATTCCCGGAACAACGTACATTGATTTTGATTTGTCCGGCCTGTATGACCGTTGCCCGCTCTGTTTTGTCGTTGGCTATGATATTGACGTAAGACGGGAAGATTATTTTGAGGCCCGCCGAGAATGGATCAAGGCGGTTATCATGGTATTTTTGGCGCATGATTTGCCCCCGACAGGAGACACCATAGAGGACTACGGCGCAAGTTATTATTTTGTGCGCCGTATGGGCAAAACGTGGGAGGAGGTGACCCCCGCTTGATTATCCTGTTTATTATCCTTCTTCCGTTTATGGTGATCTGGGAGACGGCGAAAAAATCTTGACTGCCCCGTGCGGGCGCGATACAATCAATACACAAAAATTAGGAGGTTGCGCCATGAAACCCTATTATTTCCCGAACTCTGGCTATGTTGACGTTATTTTCGGGGGCCAGTCTCCCGTGTGCATGGACCGCGCAGAGGTTGACCGCCTCTCCCGCGAGGACGGCGGATGGGAAAACATCTGGGAGCAGGTCCACGAGGCCAGCGCCGCAGAAATTGAGGAATTCGGAGTATATGATAGCTGATAGCATGACACTACAACCCGCCCGGGGCTTCCCTGGGGCGGGTTTTCTTTTGCTCATGCCTATACACTCTCCACCAGCTTACCGCCGCTTGTAGGCCCTCCAACGGCCCGCAGGCGGCATTTTTGCGCAGCGGGACAGGGGAGAGGCAAAAACACAAAACCTCCGTAAAGGCCATTTACAGGCTCGCAAGGCGGCCTTGCCGTCCTGTAGTGTCCCTATATTCCCACTCACCAAAACGGCCCACAGCGGCCCGCACAGCGCCACACAAGGCATAAAGCGACCCCGGCCCACTCCATCGGAAGCAAGCCGGGGTATTGTCATTTGTTACGGGCCAGCGATAGGACGGCGCAGCGCTCTTTGTCTGCGTCCCACCAGGCGCAACGGGAGCCGGGGCACAAATACATATCGTTCAAAGTGATACCACCGCTTGCTCGGCATCCACTCATAAGCAGAGGGCAAAATTTATAGTCGATAACTCCTGACGGATTTTCATCCATAGTCGCAGCCTCCAAATAGTCGTTTCATAGTCCTTTGACTTCCAAAAAGTTCCTGAAATAGTCGCTGATAGTCGTTTACTCCTCCACCACTACAGACCCAGCGATCCGTTCCTCAAGCTGCTTTTGGTCGGGAGAGTCGCCGAGGGGTTGATTTGGCGTCAGAACGACCTCTTGCTGATCTTTCATACCAAAATAGTTCTTTGCTCTAAAAATGTAAACAACGGGGTTAATTTTGCCCTCTGTGACCATTTCAGACTCAAAAGATGCAATAAATCCTTTGGCTTTTTTAATGAGGTCCATGCGCACAGAGCTGCACCCAATCCCATTTTCCCAGTTCCAAACCGTCTGCTTGATAGTCCCTAATGCCATGACCATCTTCTCAACAGTAGGCAACTGTCCTGTTTTTTGGCAGGTGTCAAAGAACTCATATAGTCGCTCTCTGCACTCTTCATCGGATTTAACAATGGGTCTATCATAGAACATCATACAGTTACCCATGCAGCGGGATATATCTTCTGCCTTTGCTCCAGATATGACGCTTGGAAAGTTCTCTTTGCCTCCACGGCCCCTTGCCTTTACGATAGTTTTCCCTTGCTCCATAGTCGTATCATTCTTGCTCAGAGTTGTCACCTTCCTTCGCAAACCCAAACCTCTCTCTCGCTCTCTTTGCCATGTTTTCACGCTGTTCGTCCGATAGTTTCTTTGGGGCGCGGACTTTAATCCACTTCTTTGGGAAAGTATATTCCCTCATTCCTTCACCACTTCTAAGTAAAGTAATTTCTTTGTGTTTTTCGGCAAGTGCATCTAAGCGGCGGATCAGGGCACGGTCCATCGTGTAGCATGAGGCAAGAGGCTCTTCCTGATTGTAGTTGTAGATAGTTTCCATTTCATATTTTGTTAAGTCCAATGTTCGTTCCTCCATTCGAGAAAGGACATCTTCTTGAAAATCATAGTCGCCACAATGTATCTGATAGTCCCTGAGTTAGTCAGGAAGTAAAGTTTTGATAGTGTAGGAGAGATGTCTTTGAAGTAAGGCTCCCATGTAGGATTACTATATTTCATTTTACTTATATATCCCCTTTATATCATAATATAAAACCAGCAGCTTGTCAAGCCTCAAATGCTTTCTTTGTTATTTCTAAGATCTGTTCTGCCGTATATTTATTTGTTCCGTTATCTGGCTCGATCCCATCCATTGCAAAGATGCCCATTTTGTGATACATTGTCGCGCTGTTTGAACTAATGACAAAATATGTATCGTGCGGATAGTTCTCCTGAAGCCACTTAATCGTATTTTTTATCAAAGGATAGATTTCATTGTACTGCATAATTTACCTCCTCAGCCTCTCCGGGAACTCGTTCAAGGGCTATCCCTCCTCACGCTGTCCGCCCTCCCCGTCGTGGATGGAGCTCTCCATCTCAATCAAAAACGCCGCGTTTGTAGCCAAATGCCACAGGTGAGGCAGGCCGCTTTCCTGATCGCACTTTTCCCCTTTGAGATAGGCCAGCCAGTGTCGGTAGAGAGCGTCACGGTAACGTTGCGGCTCCACTTTCCGCCAATTCTCAGAATCATGGTACTTTTCGTTTCCGTACATGCGGACCGCTGTCACAGCATCAATCAGGCTGACGGGAGTGAGCGTAGGGCGAGGCTTTCCTGCGTCTGCTTTGGCCTGCTGATCGTTGTTCGTCGGCTTATCCATGTTGGCCTTCTCCTTATGTTTTGTTGGCTCCAACATATCATCCTCCACCACATAGCCAAGCCACAGTTCACTGCTCATGGCCGTCCTCCTTCCTTTCCCACTCCCTGCACCGCTGATCCGGCTCCGTGAAGTCGGCGCGGTGCGGGGAATCCCCGTTACAGCACACACCCTGGAAGTCCTCGTACCAGGCGCAGGTGGCGCATTCCTCAGCTTTCCAGTTGGCACAGGTGTCATTTCCATGTGTTAAAAACACCCCGTTGTCAGGGCAATCACAAAAGCGGTCTCCGTCCCACCACACGCAGGTAGCGCAGCACTTATTCATGCTCGGCCTCCTTGTCCATGCGAACGCCGCACCACGGGCAGAAAGTAGCGCCCTTGTCTCCATCGTCGCTGTACTCTTTGCACTCCGAACAATACGGGATTTTCCCAGGTTCAAAAATCCATCTTCCGTGCCTCACCTCCGCAACGTCGGCGGCGGGGATAGACGTAATATCCTTGACAATATGTAGTCGCTCATCTACTCCAGGGTAATATTCCTCCAGGACTTTCAGAACGGCTGCCCTCTCGATGTACTCCTTCATTCAAAATTCTCCCCTATATAGGCAATAATTTCAGCCAACATTGTCATAAGTTCTACCTTGGAGATATTATTTTGACTCTGGTGGTAACAAATATCTTCATAAATTGATTGTTTTGGACAATCTCCAAATGTACTCATTCTAGCTCCCTCCGTAGTGCGGCCTCGGCATCCTTGCGGGCAAAAAAGACGGTTCTCCCGAAATCCTCTATTTTTACCCAGCTATCCACTTTTTGACTTAATACTCCATTCGTTTCTTTGCAAGGTCTCCAACGGTACATTTTTACATAGTACCCGTCCGCAAAAAATTCTATGGATTGTACTATACGTTCTACGATTTCCACTTTCCCGGAGTTTCTGTACCTTTCCACTTCGTACAGTTTGTCTCCAACCTTGCACGGACACACCACGCACCGTCCCTCATCGTCGGCCTGTTTAAGTTCGCGGAGGCGGTCAATGGGGCCGAGAGCGCGATATTGCTCCAGCTCTTTGTCATCGGAAAGAAGCTGGTCTATCTTGTCCGCTACCTTTGCGCAGTTCTCAGACGCAAGGCCAGCGATAACATTGACTTCCTCCGGCTCCAGCCCCGTGTCCTTGTAGGCTGCGAGGCGGTTAATGGCAGCTTCTATCAAAGAGCGGTCGCCGTACCAATCAGAATTTTCATACAGATCATTGACAATATCAGCAGCAAAGTCACTCAACCGTTCCATGTCAGTCCTCCTCGTGCCAATTTTGTAATGCATGTTTTAGGATTTCATTCTCCCGCTTCACCTGCTCCAGCTCCATTCCAAGGCGTACAATTTCAGCATCTTTTGTGCGCGCAAAATCCAGTGATTCACGAGCCTGCTCCAGCTCGGCCCGCAACTTCTCGTTTTCGGCCTCTAAGCGGTCCGCGCGTTGGTTTTCCTTGCTCCATAGGTCTTGCCCGCTTTCACCAAGCAGGGATTTCAGCCTCTCGTTTTCGGCCTGGAGCGTGGAGAGGGCGGTGGCGGCGGCGTGGCACATCTTAATGCCTTCTGGTCCTCCTGCGGCGCTCTTTAACTGCTCAATCAGCTTCTCAATGTCCATCAGGTGTCCTCCTTTTGCATATCCGCAAGGATTTCTGCCTTGCGATGCATACACCATGCGACGGCAGGGAACGTGAATTCAGCCCCCTGTGTCGAGCATTGTGGCAAAAAGGCGCACTTGTCACAATGCCCAAACACGATGGCCTGAGAGATTGCCAGTCCCTCCGCCTGCTTTTCCGGCGTGTACTGCCGGTCAAACATGGTGATATGTTTTATTCCAGTGCCAGAAATGTCCATCAGGTGTCCTCCTCTCCCTCCGGCTCATCCAGCGGCTCATAAAACGCGCAATGAGCCATGTTCCCCTCCCCGGCAACGGCACAAATATCTCCATCCATGTCAAACACCCGGGAGATCTTCACATATTTCAGACTGCACCCAAAGCACGGGCTTCCATCCTTGTTCCGCCACTTCCGCAGAGGGCGCTTAGAGCGGTGTTTGCAGATCATAGAGCATATCAGGTCAGCCATAGCAATGCTCCTCTCCCTCCGGCGGGCGGCGGTAAAATTTTGCCCCTAAAGTTTCTACGGCGGATTCATAACTTGACCATCCGCAACCATAAATCAGCGATACAGCACCCCATCTTTGCGTCCCAACTAATGCCCAATGACCGCATTGATTCCCAGTGTCTGAGGGGAAAGTCATGTAAACTGGCTCCCCATCCATCTCCCGCAGCTCCTCCAGCGTCAGCGGCTCGTTCGGCGTGGTGAGGGTGGGATCTCCCTCCAATGCAGAAATCAGCATATCAATGATTTGAGCCGCTTGATGATATGTGTCAGTTTGCTTCCATGCGTCAGCGGCTTTCTTTGCCAACCGAATAGTTTCATTGTTCCGGTCCATCTTTCAGCGCCTCCTTAACCATGCGTGGCCTTCCCTTTGTGGGGATTGCTCATGCGCGGAATCATGACCTCTGCATTTACAAGCAAACGGTTATGAGTGATAGTGTCTGTATTAGGGTCATAGGAAAAATTTTTCATACTCCACCGCTGGATTTCCTTGAAAAATGGATAATCTACCACGATATCCTGACCAATCAGGGCAATAAATTCAGGCCTGGTCATCTTTCAACGCCTCCAATCTCTCCATCACCATATCCACGGCCTCGTCCGTCATGGGAGCGCCGCACCATGCGCAGAAAGGTGTTTCTACATCAGGGGTTCTCCCGCATTTTGTACATCGGCACTGTATATTTCCAGCTCCCAAAGGCGGCAAATAGTGTTTCCACACACCCCTCCAGACCTTCTCCACCTTATCCCGGCTGATTTTCCCCATATATCTACAAATCCTCCATTCTGTGTAGTATTATTTAACTGCGTGGAAAGTGAGGTGATTTCATGGTCATGCATCCAGTTTCCTCAACGGACATAGCCAGTATCGGATATGAAAATGGGACTCTCTACATCTCATTTCATAAGGGTGGCACCTACGCCTATTTCGGTGTCCCGCAGTCTGTATATGCTGGGCTCATGTCCGCAGGGTCCCACGGAAAATACTTCCACTCATTTATCAAGGGTAGGTATGGATATTCCAGGGTCTAATCTATAACTACCAGCACCACCGCAGGGCCGTTTACTGAGACTGTCACATCTTGGTACGGCTCTGCGATGTGTGTTTCTACGCCCTCACGCTTTCTTAGTTCGTCTACCAGATCGCAAGTCTTAAACTCAGATAACTGCTCCCGGCTGACGGGGCGGAGGGCGGAAATAATCTCTAACGGGTCTAAGGCCGATATGACCGCTTCTGCGGCCTCTCTGCTGGGAGTATAATGGCAAAGGTTCCAATCCTCTAAAATTTCGTTCGCTTCTTCCCGTGTCATTCCATCCCCTCCAGCATCTCCATCTCCTCCGCGCTCAGGATCGGCGCTCGGGTGTTCCAGTCCTCAATAGCTGCTCTGTCTACATCTTGCCACCGTTCCATTGGAAGCTGTCTATGCGTAACAGTCCGGACTCCACACTTTTTGCATTGCACTACCGCTTGTCGGCAATGCGCGATCTGTCGGCTTGGGAACCCCTTCTTAAATTTCGCTTCCCCGCCGCCATGGGCACACGGCAGCAGCACCCAGGCCTCCGTCAGCCGCTTGGCCGCCTCGCGGTCGCCCAGGAGGGCAGCCCGAACGTCCTCGATCATGCTGTTTTCTCCTTTCGTTTTCTACGCTGATTCAAAAGCTCAAACCGATATCCTCTGGGGTCTAGCACACCATGATATAGCCTCCTGTCCATAGCAGAGATAGACAAGCTGTTCTTCCTGGCCGCATCGGTGACGCTTGGATATATCACTTCATTCCCGTGCAGGTCCAGGCGAATAACGGGCCTTTTATGGGGCCGTCCATGATATTTTCGCCCAGCCTGTCCTGGTTTGACCGCAACAAGATTTCTCAGCTCACAGTCCAGCTTGACGCCGTTTCGGTGTGTGATATGTAGTCCATCCCGCTTTGCCCGGCCTTCCCAAAAGGCATCATCCATCAGCCGCACAAGAGCCGCCTTGTACTGTTTCCCTTCTACTGTCCGCAGGTAGACCACCGCCCGGTTTCCGCTGATTCTTGCCCTGATATCGATCCACTGTTTTCCGTCCCACTTCTGGACCTGGGCCTCCTCGTTAATGCGGTAAGGGTATTGATAGCCGTTGATCTGCCTCCAGGTCATACCCGTACTCCATCCAGCGCTGCAATCAATCTGTCAGCATTCGCTAATGTACGGTTTTTTCGGTAAGCAGTTTGGGCGGCTTCAACCTGTCTGTATGTCTCTGCCCAGAAATCGCCCATCTTCCTCCAACTTTCCATAATGCATTTTTCCTTGTTATATTGATAAGTCATTTGTCCCTTCTCTTTGATAGCCTGATCTCTATCCTTTGATCCTGTACGTAATCCTCGATACATTGTCTGGAGAAAATAAAATGCGCATTGATCCACCAATGATAATCCATCAGGCATCGGCTCTCCGTTAGCCGCTTCTGTCTCATATGGGAAAACCATCATTTCTCCTCCTCGTTACCCATGTTACCGAAGGTTACCAACATAGGGTAACCTCTCAACGCTTACTCTCCCAACGGTTTCAAGGTTCGGTTACCCGGTTACCCGAAAAATTTACACTTAGAAAAAATATTTTTTGTTTTCGCAAAATATTTTTTTTAGAAAACATATCAAAAATAGGGTAACTTGGGTAACCGGGTAACCTTTCAAGGAAGCAGTTCATCGCTATATTCTTCAAAAATGTTTTCATTTTCATTCAATTTGATAGCAACAAGGCGACATGAGTGTCCATTTATCTTTTTTACGATGGTTGGCTTTCCGTCCTTCCCGACTTTGATGTTACCCGTGTTTCTCGCCCATCCTAGAAATGCGGAGGCATTGTATCCTTCTTCAGACATAATCTGATCGAATTTAGACCGAATAATATAGACATAATCATCATCAATGCTGCCCCATACCTCGCCCTGCCGGTCTGCGTCCTGGCTGAACCGGGATTGATTGATATTGATAAAATCATAGAGGTATTGAAGGGCTCTCCCATTCTGGTTGACTGTCTCTTTGGAAACGAGATATGGTTGTATATCCTCTGGACGGAGCAGAATGCCATCCTGGAAAATCAATTCCTCGGTAAGTCTGTCAGCCGCCAAAATGAGAGCTGCGGAGGCCGTCTGCTTGTCCATCGTGTCTCCAGTTTTAAGATGCTCCTGCATATCGTTTTGAAGGGCTTGTACACGCTCAAAAGCTCCATCCTCCATAAGCCACGACACAAACTCTTTTCCAGCAAATCCATAGTTGCTGTAAAGTGTGGTCGCAACCAGCTTAGGATCATCAAACAAGTGCTCTGCATGGCAATCGATCTCAATGGTCCGGTTCACCGCCCCTGCTCCACTGTTGGGAGATATGATAGGGAACTCACCTGTTGTGATGATGCAGTTGCGCCAAGTCGGGGTTTTCTGAAGTCCACCCTGTTTCCGTCCCCTGGCACGTCCCACGCCTTCAGACAACTGGTAAATCATCCGGTCGAAGTCTTTTCGGTTGTCCTTGATTAGTTGCAGTTCATCGATGATAAGCGGGATGGAGTTGCAGAAAGCGGCCCCAAGTTCTTTGCCAACCTCTGTTGCGTTGAATGTCTGGATGTACTTTCCGACTTCCGGGTCTGCCCATACACTGGCCGCCAATAACAAACCAACGGTCTTGCCCGTTTCCGTACCGCCCCATAGGTGGACAAAAAATGGGAGGCAGTTGCAAGGCTTTACTAAAACGGAGGCGAAAGAGGCAGCCAGTACGATCCGAGCAATCACGTTTCCCGGCGTCTTTCCGGAACGCACCGCCTTGACAATATCCAGCCACACGTCACGTCTCCCGTGCTCCTGGATGCTCTCAAACCGGGTCCGGTACTCCTCCTCTCCATCAAAAACTAAGTCTTCAACGTAAGGGGAAAAACCATAGTCATCGATCCATCCCAGCCGGCCAACACTGGAAACCTCTGGGATTTGTTCGTAATTAAGCTGTTCCACGTCGGCCAGATATCGAACCAACGGCTTACTCGTCTCGCTGTTGACCATAATTCCGTACTTAGAAAGGCCGATGATGGATCGGCTATCAGAAATCACGTTCCTATCTTCAATCACACTTCCCCACCGGCGGCCCAGGCTGAACGCTAGCTTAACCTTGTGGATACCTGTGTCAATGTTCACAAGACGCTGAACCGGCATGATGGGGTGATAGCAGGCCACCACCTCGAAGCCCATTTTGTCGGTGCCGTAAATGCCGGTGTCCGAGGCTGACCACCCGCCGCAGTCCAGTTCCATTTCCTGACCGGAAAAGTCCGTTTTGTTGTATCCTGGGGTGACTGTACCGCTGACGGTTTCCATGTATGCCTTGAACAGCGCGGCCAGATTGCGAATGCCAACAGTCTGTGCCTGAGCGGACATGCGGCCCAAGAGCTGTTTCATCTCAAATTTATTTTCTTTGTGTGCGTATAAATATTCAAACGGCTTGGTGGTCGTCAAATAGTCATCGCGGGTATAAGCGGGCACTTCATCCAATGCTCCTTGCCTCCCTTCTCAATAAAGTCGTCAAGCCAGTATTCGATATACGGGAGGCGCTTGACGGCCTCGACATATAATGGATGATAGTAAGCATCATCGCCTTGACGGACTGGTGGGAAAATCTCCAGAACATCCTTCCAGTAGTGCAGTTCATAGGCCATGTAGCGAAAGTTCTCGTCAGCCTGATCCTTTTTGCGCCTTTCCTCCCGCCGGGCCTCCAGGGCCGCTGAACGGGCTGCACGGTCCGGCTTACTGGAGGTAAGGCCCAGGTGAAAGTCTGCGTTGATCCGGAGCACCGCCTGACGGAAATTCAGGTCAAAGAGGCGCATTACGAAGTCAATGATGGAGCCGTGTGCTCCGCAGCCAAAGCAATGAAATCCGCTCTCTCCATCGTACAGTTTCAGACTAGCGGTGCGGTCTCCTGTGTGGAAGGGGCACTTCATAAAGCCAGAGCGGTTGACCTCAAACCCATAGTGCTCCGCCACCTGCTGGGCGGTAAGCATGCTGCGGATATCAGAGGCCATGTCCATACCCTCACCCCCGCTTCAAACGATCTCTGACCCAGTAATAGAGGGTACTGTAAAGGATTTGAGCTGTCTCAGAGGGCTTGCAGAAAGTGATTGTCAGGTTGAACCGGGCCTGCCAGGACAGGAGCGTAGCGGCGAAACTCTGCGGTTTTAGATCTGACCGATAATTATGCAAGAAGATGTCGGTCCAGGAGGCGTTCTCCACGATCAGAAAGATCTTGATGCCTCCGGCCTTTGCCCGGATCATTTCCCGCTCGAACCTCTCACGGCCTGATGTAAAGTTCCCCGCAATCTCGTCCAGATTAGCCTTGCGCTCCACCACAACCTCGTCCTCAAAAGTAGTGTCACCCAGCATAACGGAGTAGTCTCCGGTCTCCAAAGCCCGGCTCTTGTGCTGGATGTTGTGCTTGTCTAGCCAAGAAATAATGTGCTGGTGAACCTGTTCCCGGCTGTCAGTAATAACTACCAGATCTTTCAGCTTTTGCTTGATCTCCGCGTCTGTGTAGTGGGTCAGCATTGAACCACCTCAGTTCCACGGCAGTTCGGATTCATCTTCAAGATCGGACAGTCTGGTCAGTTCTTGCCGCTCTGGCAGTTTCCCGTCCCAAGGAGGGAGCTTTTCTGCACGGTCTTTGCTGATGAAATACTGAACTTTCAGATACCCCTTATCGTCCTCTTTTAGCCGGGCAGCTCCAACAGCCCCGATCCAGGTAGGCAAGGTGAAGTCTCCATCATCGATATTAAAGGAGTCAAAAAACTCCGTCAGATTCCTATTAGTCCATTCATTCCCTTGCACGATATAATGGTTGATCGTAATGCTGCTTCCATTGGGCCGAATCCCAATCACCAGCATGGGGTTTCCGGCTTTGCTCTCTTTTTCATCTACGCTGACGATCTCAACCCGGTAATCCCCGGGCGTTAGACGGGTGCGCTCCTCACGCTGATAGCTGTCCCAGTTACTCATATCTCAAGTCCTCCTTGCACTTCTTATAATGTTTACAGATAACACAAAGCCCTTTACATGTTTTGCGGCTCTTGATGAAATGAATGATGAATTTAGGCATATCTGCTCCTCCAGTTCTGGCAGTACAGGTCCACCAGACTTGTCTTATCCATCCAACGCATAAACTGCCGGACAGTGTTTTCAATAGGGACCGTATCTTCCGGGCTGTACGCCTCCCGGTATATATAGTTCCCGTCGCTGATAATGTACTCAAAGCGCTGGACCTCCGGGCAGAGGTAGAAATACATAGGGTGCTGTGGACTGTCAAGATATTTCCCGACTCGGTACGTTCGGCTAAACTTGGTGTCGTAAATGACCCCAGCCTTCAGGAAGTCTAAGATTCCGTAACAGATAAACTCTACGCCGTCCACTACCAGCGGGCGGGATGCCTTAACTTGATACTGACCCTGGGCGATAATTTGGCAGATTTCCAGCACCGGCTTGTACCACTCCTGCTCCGGTCCGATTTCAGCCCCTTCACTAACTGCGTGGACCATGTTTTCAAAGCGTATGCCGTCCAGCATGGCCTTTGATTGGGGCTTTTTCTCCCGGCGGAGAGTGGATAAAAATTCATCCATCCCCCCGCCCTTGATTGCATATTGCCATGAGGACAACAAGCTCTGCGTCAGCAGGAACTTATTGCTTTGCCCACTCATAGGTTTTGCTCTCCTTGCTGTAAACAATTCCAAGTGCTTTCAGCCGCTCAGAAAGGGCCGCTTTTAGTTCCCGTTCGCTGGTCAATGCGTGGGTCAAGCCCTTGATAGCACTCATGGCTTCGCTCACATCTTCCGGCTTTTCAATCGCCTCTATGGCGAGCCGGCCGGCCGCCATCGTCTCCTCATACTGTTCCTGCTGGGGCTGAAGAGCCGCCTTTTCAGCTGCAATATTCGCTTTGACCTGGGAGAACAAACGAGTCAAGAAGTCATTGGGCTCTCCATCCTTCAACTCTGGGACCTTGATAAGCCCC